AATTCTTTTAAAATCTACTTCTCCCATACCTCTATCAGCATCTTTATCAACATCAACTAAGAAATATCCAACTCCCTTAGTTAAACTATCTAAGACTACTTGACTATATAATGATTTACCATTAGACAAATACCAACAATACTCTGCAATATCAGAATGAACCTGAGCAGTATCCACATCATCGCCAGTTGCTCCAACTGCTTTCCATCTTGGATTATTAGCAGTTACAAAGTATTTCATTATCTCAACAATTGGAGTTACCCTATTAATAATAAATGTGGGCATACCCGATTCTTCTAAAGCATCAACTTCAGTTCTAGATAATTGTTCGTTTAAGTAAAAATCAAATCCTTTTTGACTGAGAACCTGCCATCTTTGCCTGTGACTATTATTGGCTCTCTCCCAAAGCTGTTTGTTTACTTGTGCTCTTTTCTTATTTGTTAATCTTGCCATTATAAAACACCTTTCCTCAATTTACCTCTCTGTGATCCACCTAATTCCTGAAATAACCTTTTTTCTTCTCTCAGTTTATCTCTTTCCATTTTCTGTTTTGATGTAAGTTTTGAAGCGGTTTGAGGCTTGCTAAAATCTGAACCCTTCTTATATTCTACTCTAACTATACCTCCCTCTTTTTTCGACAATGTATTAAGCCTTTCTTCAAAATAGTAAAACTTTTTCCTATCTAATTTTCTAATGGACGGAGCGTTTTGATTACCTCCTTGCTTAACTATCCTAGCCGTCCTCTGAGGCCCTAAATAATGATCAATTTGTGTCTTAATATTTTTTAGTTCCTTAGACCCTTCCCTAGACAGCGAATGTTTTGATAACTTTTCAACAGTTTCCTTTTGAATCCTCAACTTTTGAATACTTCTTAGCTTCTTGACTGCAGAGTAACCACCTTTAATAATACTTCTACCAGCCCCAACTGTCCCGGATACACCCATCGCCACGTCAAATAAATTACCTCGAGTTAAACCAAAACCAACCTCTTTAGACATTTCTTGCGCTTGGTACTCTGCTATTACACCAAGTAATTCAGAAAAAGATGGCAAGTCTTTTGAAGTTTTATATGCACCACCACTTGCTATATCTAATAGAGTACGCTTATCATTATTAGATAAACCACTTGCTAATTGATCTTGAGGTCTATAAGCCATTTATCTCATCCACTTTTTAACTGATTCAACAAAGTGTTCGGGGTCTCCCTTACCACCTTCTGTGTTGTAATACTTCTTCCAATATTCTGCTTGTCCTTCTAATGTATTAGGCATCCTCCTAGGAACTCTCCAATACTTTAAACGGCAATGAATAATACCAGATGCAATGTTCTTTTCTAATATTTCTGACCATACCTCCTCATCAAACATTTGCCAATACTTTAAATCTACAAGACTTGCCTTTGCACATTTCTGCATTAATCCTTTACGATGCTTTAAATAGTGAGCAAGATTGTCAACAGCAGATGCCGGTTCAACCTGCCAAAATGATCTAGCAGGGCCGTCACCCATCTGTCTAATATATTCATATCGAGATTCTACAATCCCGGTTGCTATTACTAGATCAACAGCATCTTTAGATGCAAACTTATCACCCATCCTTGAACAGGTGTCTTCAACTAAAGATCGTATTTGGCCAACACTAATCACATTAGCCTCCTATTTGTAAGCTACTTCTTTTTACAGCTATAACTTCGACCGTCCCACGTGAAAGACTTTTTTCCACCAGCGCAACCAGCTTTGAAAGCAGCTCTAAAGCTTTTAGCCCCTTCAGACTTTTTAGCATATTTGACATATTCTCCGCCCTTGGTCTTCTTTACACCAACAGCTCCTTTACGAACTTTAGTTCCTTTTTTCAGATGAAAGACAGATGTCTTAGCTTTCTTTGGTTTAGCTTTAGCTTTTTTGGACTTTGGTAGTAACGATCCATAAGGGGATTTATCAAAACCACCCTTTTTAAGAACTTTCTCAGCTCTTTTTTGTCCTCTTTCAGCGTGATACTTTCTTACTCTCCCCTTTACAGTAGATTTTTTCTTCTCACCACTTACTCCAATGCCAACGTTCGGCCCCATTCCCTTCAGGGCTTTCTTTGCAGCTCTTTGACCTTTAATCGCCTGTATTTTTCTTTTTATTTTCTTTAGTGCCATATTTTACTCCTATGCAACTAACCAATTTTTTGCTTTTCTTTTTGGCTTAAACCATCGTTTCTTTTCTTTATCACGCTTCATATTTGGCGGAAACGAGTGCACTTGTGCGTAATAAAGACTTTCAATTGTATCGTCATGTGCCATTTTGGGGCCAAAAGTAACTATTTCGTTAATCAGATCAAACATATTTTTCCTCAAATGAACCGTTCCTGTGCTAAATCTAGCTGAAAGACCACTGTATATACGGTTTCTTTTGTTCGTTCCACCCGGTTTTTCAGGTATAACCGCTATATCGAACCTATTTAAGCGCCTTCTTTCATCATTTAAGGCTTGAAATATACTTCTATTCATGGCCACGTCTTCAACAGTTGACGAAGTGCAATGATATTTTTCGTGTAATTCTAGTATATAATCAACAACACCTTTCTTTCCAATTATCTCTCCATTGTCTGGTGCCTTACTTCCAATTGTAGGAATACTTCTATGTCTCTCATATTCTAATACATATAATTCATTATTTGCATCTACTGCTATTACCATTATAACTGAAAAGTCAGCATGCTTTGTATCAATATCTGTCGCTGGATCACATCCTATAAATGTATTAACTGGAATTTGATCATCACCTTTCACAATATAATTGACATCATCCTCGTGTTTGTAATAACCCTCCCAGTAACTAACGTGTCTTCTTGTCCAAACTGCGTCCTCATCACTCATTACTTCCATCATGTATTCTTGATAATACTTTTGAGGTTGACCAGAATCCGCATAGAACTTCTTTTTTTCCTTTAACTTCTTTGCATTAAAAAAGGAAGTCCATAACGGAGAACCATCGTCAGTGATGGCTTTATATGTAATTACATTCCAAGCAAATTCTTCATTACTCTTTTTAGCCTTACTATGATTTGTAAGAAGATTGTTAATAAAAGAATCATAATGTACGGGAGTGCCATTAACACGTAACCTGCCAGTGTGAGGCTCAAGAGCCGGGTAGACAACAGCAGTGACAAGATTTGCGTTCTTATCTCTTGCTTCTCTTGTAATTGTATTTGCTTCGTGTTCAAAGTCATCGAGTACTATTAAATCATATCTTTTATGAAGTTTTGCGCCACCTCTTATACCTGACACATTAGATTTACTAATTAACTTACACCCGTTTGATAGTTCAACATCTTCTTCTGTCCACTTCTTTCCTCTCATGCCTCCAAAATAATACTTAATTTTATCATTATAATCCAAGTGATGCTTTATATAATCCATATTTCCTACACTAAGTTTCTGAGTAGCTGATACCCAAGCATAGAATAGAAAGTCATCTTTAGGACAAAAAAGGAAGTCTTTGAGTATAGAAGCCTTTGTTAATACAGTTTTTCCATGACCACGTGGAATAATGATAGCAACTTGTTTTGTTTCTTTATCATCAATTACATCAGCAATCTCGTAATGAAAGAATGGAGTTTCACTACGCATGAAGTCATCAGCCAGAAACAACTTACCAAATGCAATTAGGTCTTTGTTGGCAAGTCTTAAAGCTTCTTCAGCTTTATCTACATTCTGACCGTTTATATTCAATCTTCTGTCATCCTATCAGGTACTTCCATACCCTCTATGATAGCCATCATTCTTTTTAGATAAGTTACTTGCCTAGATGACAGTGAATACAAATTATATGGTAACGACCTCTTATATTTCTTTAGATCAGATATTGCAATATCCAGTGGTAATTCTATTTTACTTGGCACCATTTGGTCTCTCCAGTCTCTTTCGTTCATTTAATTCTCCCAACATTTAATTCCATCTTTAGTTAACTCAGTTGTTACCCACCCTGTTCTTATTATCGGATACATAGAATAACGAGCATAATTAGCATACCGTAGGAATGAACCACCCCTGACATACCACCTTCTTCTAAGAGATTCTTCTCCATCTACTATCTTTATTGAATCAACTGGTTTAGCATACAACTGATGATTATGTCCCAATATGAACACATCACCATCTGAATATACTGATGATAACTTATCCAGCTCAAGGTCACCATTCTTAGCACCACTCTTACCATGACCTGATACAATATTCCATACAGAACCTGCAATATCTACTGACGTATATCCGGGGTACTGAAAATAAGGAACATTCATTTCAGCAGCTAATGTCTTACAAACATCAAAATCTAGAATAGTATAGCTTCTAAGAAAATCATGGTTACCACCCCGTATGAATAGACATTTATCCTTTATTGGATCAACAAGTTTTAAAAATGCAAGATATTGTTCATCTGGTGGAATGTTCTGACCTCTTTGATTTATAGCCTTATATCCCGGTGGTATTAGTTCAAGTAGGTCTCCATTACCAAACCATCTTGCGTTTCTATCTCTCTTTATTATTCTTACAGCTTCCTTGAACTTCTTTAAGTCAAATTCAACAGCACCAACATGAATATCAGTTAAACAGTGAATACGAAGTTTTTCTTTTGATTTTATGGTAAATATTTCACCGGGCTTTATTGATGGAAATTCATCGGATATTACTGTATCCAGTGGAACTGAAAAGTTTTTTGAACAAGAATTACACTTAAACTTCTGATTTGTTTTACTCTTATTAAACTTTTTACCGTCCTTTTTAACATACATACTGGTACAATACGGACAAACCATTATTCACCCTCCTCTATTTGTTTCTGTTCTCTTGTCGCTCCCTCTAGTTCATCTGGAGAAAAGCCTTGGAAAACACCAAGTAAACCTACCTCTCTTTGTTTTACTGTGGATCCCGAAGTACCAACTATCTTACCTAATTCTTTTGTGGATTGTAATATTATATTATCATCTTCACTATAATCAGCTAATCCCTTTAGTTTACCAAGTATATACTCATGGTCAATACCAAGGCCCTTAGCTACATCTAATACTGATTTTTCTATTTCTTTCATTACTCTCTCCTGTTTTAATAGTATTGTTGCCTTTTTCCTAGCTTTATTATCAGATAATTCTGTATATGCGTTCTTGTATGCTTCCACTGCTCCCATACCAACTACTATATTTGTAGCAAATTCTCTTTCCTTCTTGGTTACTTTCTTTCTTTCGACTACCCTTTTATTAGTATTTTTTATCTTTTTACTAAATGTATATCTGTTTGGATGTGAATTGAAGTCAGTATCCATCTTAACATTTTGTCTATTAAGAAAACTTCCCACAACAGTTCTTACCCAACCATTTGCATATTTATAATTCTTCCTATCTCCGGGGTGATTTACTTCCTTGCTGACTTTTAATAGTTGAACAATTCTATTGTCATCACTTAACACCCAGTCACCTTCATTAGCTTTACGCCAGTCAAATACTACATTTGTACCGGGGTTGTGTTCTAAAAACTCTTCTAGCCCATCATAAACACAATGGGTTTTATTTTTAATGGATTTCTTTTCCAAATCTTAGTTCGTTGACTTGACTCGCTAAATTATCTATTAGATCATTAACTTCTTGTGGAATCATATACATATTCCCGTCTATCTCAATAGGACTATAATCGTGGGATAAATTTTCAAGTACAAATTCTTGTTGTTCTCTAGGTAATCCCGATAATTCTTTTATTTCATCAGCCATGGTAGAACATAAACCATATTTCATTAATACTCAACACTTACATAAGCCATTGGAGTTACATTAGCTATATTATTAGGTGTAAAATTTGCACTACTAACATACTCTCCCCATATTTTCTTACGTCCTTGTATTGTAATTGGTTGAACACCTGACCATATAATAGAGTCGCCGTCCATACAATAGGCATGGAAATAGGCATCATATTCACCCTCTTCCATTAAATAAATATAATAAGTAAATACAGGCCTCCATGAATTAGCGTTGTCTGCTTGTTCTGCATTAGCAAAGAAGTATATAGGCACATTATTTTCTGCATCAATTATATTACGTTCAACTGTCATAAAATCATCTCCACACGACCAAGCATAGAAAATAAATAATACACTTAATATTAAACCTGATATAAACTTACTCATTTTGTAGCGTCCTTCATTACTTCATCATAAAATTTCTCTGAAATCATACTCTTTACACCGTCAGACCAGTGGTATGTAAGAGGATGGTTCTCAAGTACATCATAAAATCTTTTTTTTAAATCAACACCATCTTTTATTATTGTTGTATTAGACACAAGTTCACCTAATTTGTATTCCATATTATTGTCTTCTTTCGTTATTCCCTCTAATATAGATGCAAATAGCCTCACTTCTTCTTCTTACGCCAGCTTAGAGGATTCATGTTAAATTCCTTTTGGTACCATTTGAGTTGTTCTTCCATAATTACCATTCTTTCGTCTTCAGCTTCAATATGTTTTGCTACCAACTCTTGTATTTCATCACTAGCATCTGACATGCTACGCTCAAGTTCTTGTATTCTCCACTCAACCTGTAAATATCCATATACTGTTGCCGCAATCAATACACATACCTGAGCGAGCCACTTAATATTTAACGATATAACAGCATTATCATCAATAATTGCAGTCTTCATTGACCTAGAAGTCTCATGCCCATTACTACTTCGATTCATTTAAATTTCTTTTTCTTACCACCATGATATTCATATGCATGTCCATTAATCTT